CTCCCCCAATACCTACTTCGTCTACCCGCCAGCACTGGCCGGTACGAAGATCGAGGTGCTCCTGTCCCAGCGCCCCGCCACTGTCGATTCTTTGACAGATGACCTGGCGATGGCCGACATGTACTTTGACCCGATCGTTGATTGGGTCATGTACCGCTCCTACGGTAAGGACACCGAGTACACCGCCAATCCCGCGCAGCAGGCCGCATACCTGGCTGCATTCGCCAACAAGCTGGGCGTCAAGCTCACCAAGGACAACGCCTACTCCGCGATCATCAACCGCGCAGGCGGTATGCCCAACACTGCTGCCGTGCAGCTCGGGGGTGTCGCATGACGAACTACGAGGCGTTCTTCCCCTACGTGCTGACCGAGGTGCCTGGTGCGCCAGAGCCCGTTGTCCTGCTGGCCATCCGCAGCGCCTGCATCGAGTTCTGCGAGAAGAGCCTCGTGCTCACCCGCGACCACGACCCGATCACGATGGTGCCCAAGGTCTGCGACTACGACCTCGAGCCGCCCACCGGCTACCTGGTGGTGAAGGTCCAGAAGGCCTGGGTCGAGAACAACCCGATCGACCCGATGGCCCCCGACGTGGTGCGCGAGGCTTCGGTCTACAACCGCCTCTTCTCCTCGTACAACACCGGCACCGGCAGCACTCCGCAAGCCTACCTCCAGAAGGAGGAGCGCTCGATCAGCGTGTGGCCTCTGCCCGATCGCCGCTACCCGAACGGCCTGACCCTTCGCGTGGCGCTCAAGCCCACCCGTGCATCCACCGGGATCGACGACGTCATCTTCGAGGACTACGCCGAGGTGATCGCCTCCGGAGCTCTTCATCGCCTGATGTCGAGTGCTGGCAAGGCGTACACCAGCCCAGAGCTGTCCGCGGTCCACAAGGGCAAGTTCGATCAGGGTGTGAACGTCGCCCGCAGCCGCGCCCTGCACGGCAATACGCGCTCGAACCTGAGCGTGAAGTTAAGGAAGATTTGAGATGGCCGACAAGATCAAGCTCGTTCAAGGCGACACCCGCCCTGCCCTGGTCTGCACGATCACGGACGACACCACCGGCCAGCCGATCAACATCACTGGCGCAACCCTGGTGCTGAAGTTCCGTGCCGCTGGCGCTGACACCCTTCAGGCAACCGTCCCGGGCTCAGTCACTGATGGCGCTGCTGGCCAGGTTGCGTTCTACCCGGCGTCTGCCCCGGCAATGCTGCAAGGCGAGCCAGGCGAGTACGAGGGTGAGATCGAGATCACCTTCGCTGACGGCCAGGTCCAGACCGTGTTCGACCTGCTGAAGTTCAAGGTGCGCGGAGACTTCTGATGGCGATCAAGGTCACCGGCAACACCACGGCTACATCAGTCGCTTCGGCAAAGCCGAGGGCGAGTGTGGTTGTGGTCGACCCTGTGACCAGTGTGAGCTACTCGATCGCGGCGTCCAGCATCGCCTACGTCGAGCTCGGCGTCTCAGCAGAGCTGGACACCAGCGGCCTGTTCAAGTTCATCCCTGACTCGGTCGTCACGACTGACCAGCTCGTCTTTTCCCTATCGAAGCCTGCGCAGGATTCGTTCTCGCTGGCCGATGCCTCGACCCTGCTTGTCGACAAGGCTCTCGGGGACCAGGTCTCTTTCGAGGACAGCCTCCTTGTCACCCTGATCTTCCTGCGCGACTTCGCGAACCAGTACGACCTCAGCGATGAGCTGGTGCTGGACATCGCCAAAGCCGCCGTCGACTCGGTGATCGTCTCTGATGCGCTTGCGCTCTCACTGGATAAACCTTTCGCAGACGTCCAGGCGCTGGCTGATGCGGCGTCGATCGCCACGGCGAAGGCACTGGCGGACTCTTACTCGCTGGATGATGCCGCGACCCTGAGCTACAGCAAGCTTGTAGCTGACGCTTCTGAGATGGTCGACCTGATTGTCTTCTCGATCGAGAAGGCGCTCAACGACAGCCAGCCAGTCATCGACGATCTCGCCTTCAGCCACAGCAAGGAGCTGTCTGACGGCTTCGCAATGAACGACGGATTCGGAGCCACTGACGGCCTCGACTTCTCGCTCTCCACCACCTTCAGCAACGTCGCTTTCATCAGCGACGAGGCAACCCTGTCCACCGCGCCCGCGTTCGCTGACTCAGTTGGCGTCACGGACAGTGGATTCATTCTGTCCCAAGACTACTGTGACCTGACGTACTTCGCCCAGGACTACGTAGGCACCGCAATTTCTTTCTAAGGAGCATCCCATGATTAACGACACCATCAAGATCACGGGCGATGTCCAGATCACGCTGTTCGATGAGAGCGGCAACGTCAAGGACACCCGCCAGATCAAGAACCTGGTGGTCTCCGCTGGCAAGGCCTTCATCGCCGCCAGCATGTTGAAGACCACCACCAACTCCCCTGTGGCGATGACCCACATGGCTGTTGGCACAACCTCCACCGCCGCCTCTGCTGGCGACACCGCCCTGGGTGGTGAGGCTGGCCGCGTAGCTCTGGCTTCCGCAAACGCTGCCGCCAACGTGGTGACCTACACCGCCAGCTTCCCTGCTGGCACGGGCACTGGCGCTTTGGTTGAGGCTGGCATCTTCAACGCTGGCTCCAGCGGAACCATGCTGTGCCGCACCACATTCGCTGTGGTGAACAAGGGCGCTGCCGACGCAATGGCCATCACTTGGACCATCACCGCTTCTTGATTGGATAGCTGAATGGCAACCATCGTCACCCGCGCTGGCAAAGGGTCTCCGCTGACCAACGCGGAGGTCGATGCCAACTTTACCAATCTGAACGCTGACCTTGCTCTGTACCTCCAGAAAGCTGGCGGTACTGTCACTGGCCTGCTGTCGATTACAACGGCCTCACTGGCAACGCCATTTGAGCTGATCCGCAACTCCACGCAGAACATCGGTGGCAAGTTCGCCAACACGAACTACACCACGTTCTTCGGTCTTGGCAACGCCAATGGCGAGATGCGAGTTGGCTCCAGTGCCGACCTCCAGGGCAGCGGCAACATCGTGTTGCACGCCGCAAACGTGGGCAGCTACGCGCCCTCGCTGACTGGCTCTGGCGCATCAGGAACGTGGGGCATCGCGGTCACAGGCAACGCAGGCACCGCCACGACATTGCAGACAGGCCGGACCATCGGCATGACTGGCGATGTCTCGTGGACGAGCTCGAGCTTCAACGGCTCTGCGAACGTAACGGGCACAGCCACCCTTGCGAACAGCGGCGTCACTGCTGGCACCTACTCCAAGGTGACCGTTGACGCGAAAGGCCGCGTAACCACAGGCGCATCGCTCGACTCGGCAGACCTTCCCACCTACACCGGCACACTGACATCTGGTCAGGTCACGGCGGGTCTTGGGTTCACACCATACAACGCGACCAACCCTTCCGGTTATATCGACACCAACGGCACCGCACGCGTCATCGTTGAAAGCAACGGCAGCCTCATCGGCACTCGCCGCGCACTGAACTTCATCCCAGGCACCGGCATCAGCCTGAGCATCACCGATGACGCCGCGAATGAAGAGGTGGACATCACCATCACCTCAACGGTGACTGGTGGCGTGAGCAGCTTCAACACCCGCACTGGCGCGGTGACCCTGTCGTCCACCGATGTGACGACTGCGCTCGGCTTCACGCCGTACAACTCGACAAACCCAAGCGGCTACGTCACCAGCTCTTCGCTTTCGAGCTACTTGCCTCTGAGTGGTGGCACGTTGTCGGGGAAGCTGACGACAGCGCAAATTGCTGGCTCGCAAGGCTCCAACGTCAGCACGCTTGAAATTCGCAACAACGGCGGAACAGGCGACTCGAATCTTGCCAACCTCACCTTCCATTGCGTCGGGGCTTACGGCACATCGCTGCACTTGCGTCCTGACGGGTACTTCGGTGTTGGTGGGTGGAGCGCAGGCACTTGGCGCTGGTACGTATACCTCGCAACCGGCGACATGGTTGCCGCTGGCAACGTCACGGCCTACTCAGATGAGCGCCTAAAAGAGGACTGGGCAGACCTGCCTGCTGACTTCGTTGATCGGCTCGCTTCGATCAAGAGTGGCACATACACCCGCATCGACACCAGGGCTCGCCAAGCTGGCTCTTCGGCTCAGGCCTGGAAGGAGCTGCTGCCAGAGGTTGTTTCGGTTGGTGGCGACGAAGACAAGACTCTGAACCTGGCCTACGGAAACGCGGCCCTCGTGTCTGCGGTCGAGCTCGCAAAGCGCGTCGTCGCCCTCGAGGCAAGGCTCGCAGCAATGCAGTCTTGAGTGGGCCACCAATGATAATTCTGAAGCATTGAAGGAGAGCTAGATGGCTCAGCTATTTTCAAACAACGCACGCGCATTTCTGGTGGCGGCTGTTACCTCGTCATCGACCAGCCTCACCATCGACGCCGTGATGGCTGATGCGTTCCCTGTCGCCAATGTGGGGACGGGTGCTGTGCCATCTCTGAACAACTGGTTCAAGGCAGTCTTGCAGGACTCGCTGGGCAACATTGAGATCGCCTATGTCAGGACTCGAGTGTCTGGCTCTGGCGTGCTTGGCAATGTGATTCGGGGGCAAGAGGGAACAACGGCAAGAGACTTCTCTGCCGGTGCTGTAGTAGGCCTGCGCCTCACCGCGGCCGACATCAACTCCATCGTCGACATCGTCTCAAAGAACAACGCGTTTACCGGGACCAATTCGTTTGCTGGTTCGACCGCGTTCTACGGAAGCACCTTATTTGCGACCGCCACGTCATTCTCTGAGGCCGTCAGCTTCGGCGGGGGTGTTTCGTTCTCCTCGACATCGACCTTCCTTGGCGCGGCCACATTCAATCTGCCGATCAATGGATCGCTCGCCGGGAATGCCGCCACCGTGACCAATGGCGTGTACACGATCGGCACCCAGACGATTAGCGGCGACAAGATGTTCAGCGGCCTGCTTTCGCTTTCGTCACCGCGCATCGTGATCGCCAACAGCTCGCTGGCCATGTACGAGATGCACATCCCGGGCAACTCGGCGCGTGCTTGGTACTTGAACACAGACGGCGTCACCCGCCTTGCCATTACAAACGGTGGCGGCGGCGCATCAACCGTGCTGTTGTCCGTTGACGGCTCAGGCAACACCACCGCCGCTGGCGACATCACTGCCTACTCTGACGAGCGACTGAAAGAAAACTGGCGCGACCTGCCAGACGACTTCGTTGAGCGCCTAGCCCG